ACCTAGTGGTAGAATATTCGTAGGATACAGGAGTAGAAAAAGGAAGAACGGCACCGTCTATACAGAATCGAGGTGGCTTTCAAGGGAACAATTTGAACGTCGCAGACTTAATGTTAACTACAGAAACTCAGTCCGACAGCGGCGAAGAAGACACTGGTTAACTAAATACAAACTTCACAAGGGATGTGAAAGGTGTGGATACAACACACACGGTTGTGCATTACACTTCGATCACATTGATCCTTCTAAAAAGAAAAAGCAGGTGTCTACTATGGTAAAAAGCACGTTAAAAAATTTAATGCAAGAGGTAAGAAAGTGTCGAGTGTTATGCGCCAACTGCCACGCAGTAAAGACACATGAGGACAGATTAAAACTAAGAGGTCAAAATGAGCAATCACCAGAATGAAGAAATACTAGAACGTCTGTACGACGAAGAATACCAACGACTCAAAGACAAGTATCCACACATAGGTGGTGAGTCACTGGCTGTACTGGCACGGTACTTTGCAAAGAAAAGATTTGAGGACATGGAATGAACGTACTGACATTTGACGTAGAAACAACACACCTACACAAACCCAACGGTGGTACTACTGCACTGCCGTACTTTGGTAATCGTTTGGTTTCAATAGGTTACAAGTGGTTAGATGAAACACAAGTATTCTACGACTGTTACTATCACGAGACTGAACCACCTTCACCCAACGCCGCAGAAGATTTTCAGACTTCACTTAACTACGCAGATGTGGTAGTAGGACAAAACATAAAGTTTGATTTGTCGTGGATACGTGACTGCGGATTTACCTACACAGGAGAAATCTATGATACTATGGTTGCAGAGTATGTTCTATCGAAAGCGCGGAGATGGCCTCTTGGACTTGCTGCTCTTGCAAAAAAGTATGACACAGTGCAAAAAGAGAAAGACCTCGTTGAGCCGTTTATGGCGAGTGGAAAAACCTTTTACGAAATACCGTGGGAGATAGTAAAAGAGTACGGTATAGCTGACGTGCTGGCTACAGAACAGATAGCACTAAAACAACTAGATGCCTTTGGCATAACATTTGAGGATATATACAATGAACGACTTGGTACCGACACTCAAGCTGTCGCTTGAAATGACAGACACACTGTCCCGTATTGAACGCAACGGGATACGTATTAATCTAGACACACTAGATCAAATTGAAAAGCTATACCAAGATGAACTGGACGCATTAGAGTTACGCTTGAATGACATGGCGCGGAGTGCAATGGGCGACACACCTATCAGCTTGACTAGCCCTGACGACAGGTCAATGCTGTTGTACTCACGTAAGGTGCGTGACAAAAAGTCGTGGTCATCTATCTTTAATTTGGGCATGGAGCAACGGGGTGCAACCATGAAGCCAAAGCAACGCACCCGCATGTCAGCAAAAGACTTTCGCATTAGTGTACGATCTAACACAGACGTGGTGTACAAAACAGTGGGTAGTCAGTGTGCAAGTTGTTTAGGTAGTGGGCGTGTTCGTCCCGCACGTAAGGACGGTACACCCAGCAAAGCACTGCGTATATGCAAGACGTGTGGCGGCAAAGGCGTGGTATACATGCCCACGTCAGAGGTAGCAGGGTTCAAGATTGTACCACGCAACGTAAGGGACGTGGCATCTGCCGGATTCAAAACAGACAAAGAGACACTGGCTGATCGTGAACTAGAACTGTCGGGTGATGCCCGTGAGTTTGCCAGTGCGTACGTACGATACAATGCTTTGCGTATGTACTTGGGTACATTTGTAGAAGGAATGAAAAACAATGTCGATGACTACGGTTTCATACATCCAGAATTTATGCAGTGTGTTACGGCGACGGGTCGCCTTTCGAGCCGCAATCCTAACTTTCAAAATATGCCACGAGGTAACACATTTGAAATACGGAAGGTTGTGGAAAGCCGTTTCGACAAAGGTAAGATTGTTGAAGGTGACTATTCGCAACTGGAATTCAGAGTAGCTGGCTTCTTGGGTAAAGACCAACAAGCCTACTCCGACGTGGAAGCTGGCACAGATGTGCATAGCTACACTGCCAGCGTGATTGGTTGTTCTAGACAAGAAGCAAAGGCACACACCTTTAAGCCCCTGTATGGTGGCACTAGCGGCACAGAGGCGCAACAACGCTACTACAAGGCGTTCAAAGAGAAGTATGGTGGGGTTACCCTCTGGCACGATGACCTGCAACGAGAGGCCGTAGAAAAGCGCGTAATCACCCTACCGTCTGGAAGACAGTACGCTTTCCCTGATGCACGGTGGACAAAGTACGGTACGGCTACACACCGCACAAATATCTGTAACTATCCTGTGCAGGGATTTGCAACGGCTGATCTGTTGCCCGCCGCACTGGTCAGACTAGACAAACTGTTCCAAGAAAATAAATTAAAATCTGTAATCTGCAACACAGTACACGATTCAATCGTACTGGATATGCACCCAGATGAAAAAGACATCTGCATCAAGCTGATGCGGGAAGCTATGCTCTCTTTGCCTGAAGAGACACAACGTCGATATGGCGTCACCTACGACATGCCTGTCGAAATTGAAATAAAAATAGGCGATAATTGGCTTGACTTACATGTTGTAAGTTAGTAATATCTATCTACAACCCTACTACGAAAAGGAGATCATAGGATCATGGCAGGGACAGAAATCATGGAAATGAATAACGAACTAGACAATATGGTTGCCGCTTTATCAGGCGACAACATAGAAGAAATGATGAAGCTAACGGGTCAAGGTGGTGTCACCAACGAACGTGTGGGTCTTCCTCGTTTGAATATCAACTACGATCAGGAAACCGACGACGGTAACAACCTGACTCGTGGTGACTGGAAGATGTATGTAGATGGACGCTTTGTTTACGCAAAGGAAGTCAAGCTACGTGCGTTACTTCGGATGTATGAGTACAGCATGTGGGATCAAGAAGCTAACGAAGGTAAGGGTGGCTTCTCTTGTAAGTCAGTCCAAAAGAATTCCTTTGGCGGCATGTTCCCTGACACGCAGGGCGGCAACAAGTGTGGTCGTTTGACTCGTGACGAAGAAGATGCAATGGATAAAGATGACATTCGTTATCTGAACTCCCGTGCGGTAGTGTGTAACCAAGTCATCTACGGACGCATTAGCGGATCGTTTGTTGAAGGTGATGGTACTCCTGTAGAGATTACTGACGAGCCAGTGGTCGCCTACTTCAAGCGGTCAGGGTTCAAACCTATCTCTGACTTCATCCAAAGCTTGACTAAGCAAAACAAGCTGATGCCACATACTAATATTCTGTTGCGGACTAACAAACAAAAGAAGGGCAGTGTGACCTACTGGACACCTATGCCTACGTTTGATAGCACAGTCCAGCTTACTTCAGAGGATCGTGAACTGATGGGAACGTTTGCCGAAACCATCAAAGGTCATAACGAAAACGTTATGAAGAGTAACCGTGAAGCACTGAAACTTATTTCAGACGATGGTGATCTAGACCTTGCGGCGGACTTCGCTGATGCTAACGCTGCTTAACATACAGGACTATATGTCCAGAGCGTTGCGGGGGGAGACAAGCGTTTCCCCCGCTTCGTTATCAGAATTTACAGATGACTGTAACCACTCCGCAAAGCGACAACTAACAGAAAGGCGTGGCGAATATCGCATACGCATGTCTGGATTGGGTCGGCCTCTTTGTCAGCAAGTCCTTGATAAACAAGGAATAAAAGAGTCTATGCAGTACAACACACTGTTTAGATTTATGTTTGGTGACATGGTAGAGTCGTTGCTTATGTTGGTTATGCGTGAAGCAGGTGTAGATATAGTAGACTCCCAACGACAAGTAGAACTAAAGCTGGGTGAACAAACAATCAAAGGTACACTGGATGTAATCATACGTGACGAACTTGGTGTGGAGAAAGTGTGGGATGTAAAGTCAGCAAGTGACTGGGCATACAAAAATAAATTCACTGGTTTTGGTGGGTACGATTCCATAAAGGATGACGATCCCTTTGGCTATGTAATGCAGGGCTATCTGTATTCTGCCGCAACGGGTATGCCGTTTGGTGGGTGGATAGTTGTCAACAAGTCAAGCGGCGAGGTGGCTGTAGTTGAAGCACCGGAGTGGCAAGACGACGACAGAGAAGCTTACCTAGCTGATGCCGTAGATCGTGTCAAGTTTTTGACTAACCCTAGTGTCAAACCTTTTAGGCCGTTTCCTGATGAGTATGAAACATACAGACGCAAAGGGGAAACCTTGCGAACTGAAAACAAGGTACTATCAAAAGAGTGCAACTTGTGTGGATATAGAAACCACTGTTGGCCTGACGCTACTCTACATCCAAAGGTAACATCACAAGCAAAGAATCCACCTATGGTATGGTACACAAAGCTAAAGCAAAAGGAACTATGATGTGCCTTATATATTTGTACAAGACTACGAAATTGACCTAATCACTATGAACAAAGACTTGCATCACATCTACATTGAATCCCACAGGGGTGAAGGTGGAGAGCGTAATGCAATACAACTGCGACAGAACGAGCGTGGTCTTCCTTTGACTTTGCGTGAGAACTTTACGATGGGTGGTGACCTGTCATCCAACACAGAGAAGCGTGACATCACTACGCTGGAACTAGAATTTCAAGCAATAGGCAGACTGTCACATGCAGGAGTCAATGTATGCGTCCCATTGAATCGCCTGACAAGCGAACTGTATACCGTAAAAAAACTTTCCCCCAAAGTGGGAGAGTACGTACTAAAAAGAATGGGTTCAATAGGGATGGAACTATGAAAAGAAGTTCCGCAAACAAAGCGGGGTTTCGATCTAACTTTGAACTGGGCATCGCTAGGGCGTTGGGTAACAGTGCAATACCCTACGAGTATGAAAACGTAAAGCTGACGTACATACCCAAGCCTCGCACATACACTCCCGACTTTCACTTGATAGAACAAGACATACTGATAGAAGCAAAGGGGTTCTTTGACAAGTCAGACCGCGTCAAGATGCAACTGGTAAAAGAACAGTATCCTGACTTAGACATACGTATTGTCTTTCAAAATTCAAAAAATAAAATTTACAAGGGTAGCAAGACCACGTATGGTATGTGGGCTACACGCTACGGATTTGAATGGGCAGAAGGTAGTATCCCAGAGGAGTGGATCAAAAATGACAATAGACGAAAGTGAATTTGAAAAAGCCAGCCTACTACCTAACAGGTGGTACGTCATACTACGCAAATTAGATGAAGACAGCTTTGCTATAGCATCATACGACACCACAGCGGATGACGATCAAGACTTTTACGAAGCAGGTACTGTAGTTACTAACGGAGTCATGGAGTTGATAGAGTCTGACTTTGAACGTGTGGTGGATGCAGGTCTAGCCCGTCTAGCCTTCAATGAAATAAAAGAAGACATGCTGGCTGACGAAGAAGACGAAGAAGTGGTAAAGAAGCACGAAGGTAACAACGTAGTTAAAGTAGACTTTGGAGCCAAGCAATGACAACGATGAACGACTATCAAGTACAGGCTCGTAAGACAGCTATCTACCCAGCCAACGCAAAGATAACTTACCCTGCGCTTGGGCTTGCTGGTGAAGCAGGTGAGGTGGCAGACAAAGTAAAGAAGATTATACGTGATGACAAAGACACACCAGAGTACCGCACTGAAATTGCCAAAGAGATAGGTGACGTGTTGTGGTACTGTGCTGTATTGGCTGACGACTTAGGATATGACCTCCAACAGATTGCAGACATGAACATTTGGAAGTTGAAAGAGCGTATGGCAAGTGGTAAGATACGCGGAGATGGTGACAACAGATGAGGCACGAGCAGTACATGAAAGAGAAAGCAGACAATGTCAACAATCCGCCACACTACAATAAAGCAGGTATCGAGTGCATTGAAGCAATCGCGGCGGCGACAGGCGATGGGTTCCAATACTACCTGCAAGGAAACATTATCAAATACCTCTGGAGATACCGATACAAAAACGGAAACGAAGACCTTAAAAAAGCCCAGTGGTACCTAAACAGATTGATAGAAGAGAGAGATACAAATGAATAATTCACTACCAACACCATACCAAGAGTTCATCCACAAGTCACGTTACGCCCGTTGGAAAGAAGACCAACAACGCCGCGAGAACTGGGGCGAGACAGTAGCAAGATACTTTGACTACATGCAGGAGCATCTAAAGAACAACCACGCCTACACCCTTCCTAGCACGTTGCGTAACGAATTAGAGAACGCGGTGCTGGGACTGGAAGTCATGCCATCTATGCGGGCTATGATGACTTCAGGTGACGCCCTAGACCGTGACAACGTGTGTGGTTACAACTGTTCGTACATCCCTGTTGACAGCCCCCGTTCGTTCGATGAGTGCATGTACATTCTTATGTGTGGTACAGGTGTGGGCTTCTCTGTTGAGCGTGAGAACGTAGATAAGTTACCCACCATTTCAGACAACTTCCACGATTCAGACACTGTCATCAAAGTCGGTGACAGCAAGCCCGGATGGGCAAAGGCGTACCGTGAGTTAATTGCGTTGTTGTATGCTGGGCAGGTACCACAGATAGATGTGTCTGTTGTACGTCCTGCTGGTGAACGCCTC